TTCCGCTTCCCATGACGCGATGCCGGGATTATAAACATTATCCCGAAAATCCGCCCAACCTCTTTCAGATGCCTCTGCTGCCTCTCTTGCTACTCTGGCAGCTTCGGCGGCGGCTTCCTGTGCCTTCCTATCCGCTTCCGCCTTTGCTGCTAAATCTTTTGCGGCCTGTTCCTTTTGTGCGGCAGTCTGCTCGATATTGGAAACGTAGTCGCCCAGACCCTTCATAGCCTGAGCATCAAGCGCGTCTATTTGCGCCTGCGACCAGCCCGAATTTTTTAGCACTTCGGCTAAAGTTGGCATGATTGTCTATTCTCCCGGATTTTCTTTTTCGTTAACCTACTTGTGGTTGCTGCGAAATCGGAGTCGGCTGAGAAGGCGTAACCATTGCCGTCTGTGCCTCTCCTATCGCCTGTACGACCTTGTTCATCTGTGAAGCAATCTGAGGGTACGCAGATGCGATTTGCTGCGCAACTTGGCTCCATTGGCCGAGCAATTGTTGGATTTGATTGGCTGGACCTTGAGATGGAGGACCACCTTGAGGGCCACCCTGCGGCCCGCCTGATGGTGGAGGAGGGGGAGGACCACCTGCTCCCGAAGGGGGCGATCCTCCTTGATCTGGCGTTGGTGGCATTGCTGGCGTAGCCATTTCGTCTCCGTTAGGGGTTAGTGGCTACCAACTACGCCTTGATTGCGCTCTTCTTGCTGTGACGCTTGCCGCCTCTGCGCTTCCGACCGGAAACCTTCTTCACGTGCTTTTTGCCTGCTACCTTGTGACGGGCCATGATGTTTCTCCTTTGTGTGGGTTACGTTTGTTTGGAGCAAACGAAAATGGCGGCTAGGCCATAATCGCCTAGTCGCCAGTTGTTCCCAATAAGGGGGCCGCGTGCTAATGTGTTGACGCTGCTACTTCTCTACGTCTTAAAAAGGAATAGAACAAAACAAACGATTTGTCAAGCACAAAATGAAAGATTCTTAGTTTTCGCTCTTTATTCTCTGTATTTGGGGGTGAAAAGTGGTACAATGGGGTTGTGGAGGTTCGAGCCTCCGCACACTTAACGCTTAGGAGAGCGCCAAATGCCAACCCCATCTGCTCCATCATACCGCAACCGACATAAAATAAACCTAGAAAATAAGACAAAGAAATGCTCTCGCAATCCCTGTGTTAATGGCGATCCATGGCAACCTTGGGACAGTTTCTATATTGATGACAAGTCCAGTACAGGATTATCCTCCGCGTGCAAGGCGTGCCTCGTCGCCAGTTGCAGAAAGTGGCATGAGGATAATAAAGATGCGGTGAAGAAACGAGCAGCATTACGGATAGCGTCCATACGTGGCGACGATGGAGAGCCTAAGAAAGATAAGAAGTCAAAAGAATGCACCATGTCTGAAGTGAAGCGGGTTCACTCTGATAACGCTTTAGAAAAAATCTGTCCAGACGCGAATTGCCCATACGGGGGTAAACCTCAACCTCTAAATAACTTCTATAAAAACGCAGCGCGATACGATGGGCTTCAAAATTACTGCAAGGAATGCAATAGACGTATAAACGATGAACGTAAAGCGACACGTAGAAAACCAGTTGAGTTCGGCGACAAAGTTTGCACTATCTGCAAAATAAGCCAACCTGTAGATAATTTTACTCCTTCTACTGTCGGAAGAGATGGGCGGTACCCTAGATGCAAGTCTTGTGTCGCCAAACTTTCAGCAGAATACTATACCCAAAATTTTGATTCTGTTAGTTCGCAGAAGAAACACCACCGAACTGTTGTGAGAGATAGAAATGCCGCAAAGTTGCAAGAATATTGGAATTCCTTAGCCTCCGGTGGAGAAGAGAAATATAAGATATGTATCGATTGTGGAGGAGAGCCGCAACCGTATAGCAATTTCCACGTAAATCTTGAATTTAGTGATGGACTATCTAAAAAATGTAAGCCATGTTTAAGAAAGAGCGATAATGACCGCTATCACAGGAACCGAGAGAAAAACTGGGCTAAACATATTGTATCCTCAATCAAAGCGAGGGCACTTAAGAATAATCTATTGTTCAATATAGACGAATCCGATCTACAGAATAAACCGGAATATTGTCCTTTTTTTGGAGTCAAATTAGACTACATGGGAGGACCAGACAGGAGACTGTGGGCGAGTGTAGATCGAATAATACCAAAGATGGGATATGTAAAAGGAAACATTAGAATCATTTCAAATGCTGCTAATTATGCCAAACTAGATGGCGACGATTCGATATTCGCCGCCATAAAGTTATATCACTCTCTTTGACGAACTATAGAATCTTGTCTCCGATGTTAATGAGTTCGCGGATTTGAACAGACTGAGCCTCTGTCAACTTCGTCTTTTGCTCCACATTTATCCCCTGCACCGCTCCATTGTTGTAAAGCGTGATTGATTTTCCGCTAGTCTTTATCGACTTCAAAACATCGTCCAGTTCTGATGCGCTCGCCTCTACGGAAAATTCTGTCAAGAGATAATCTCTCTGCACCTTAACTTTTATTGCCATTCCCTCTCCTTATGTTGTTTGTTTTCTTACAGTTATCAGGATTCCTTCACCACGGTCCTGGGCGTTCCACCTGCCGCACCTTTTTGCGCCAGACGAGGTGGCTTCTGTCCGCTGCTGGGGCGTCCACCTGCGTGTAATCCTCCCGGAGCTTTCCCTCCGCCACCTCCACCGCCGCCTTTTCCTTTATCCTGACCGCCTTCAAGAACCGAAGGATCAATGCCCATTTCTTTCAACTTCATCATTGCCTTGGCTTTGGCAACAATCTCCATAACCTGCAAATCAACCTGCTCACTAAAGAACTTGTCTTTGAGTGTATTGCCTTCGTTCTTACCCCAATTATCAATCTCAAGATTCTCCATGATAAAGCTCCACGGAAGCGGCGCTCCGCCTCTCTTGAGTTGCAACAATAGCATTTGCCTCTGCATCTGTGTGATCTTCAACAGCGTACTCGGCACCGAAATCAGCCGCAGTTTCCTAACGAAATACTTTGCCCTCGTCAGCCTGTCATACATTGACGGCGTGGTGGGATACATATTTCCGTTTATGAACTCGTCAGGCAAATGGCTTGGAACCATGTCGTCAGGATTGAGATCGAACATCTCCTTGGCTATGCCGTCCGGTCCAACGTACTCTATCAGTCTAGCAGCGTCAAACCACTGAGGAATAAGGTACTTCATCCTCTCGCCCAGCTTTTTGTTCGCCTTCTCAATCCTCATCGCAATTCCTCTGGCGATAGGACCGATAGCCCCTACTTCCTTGTCCGCTGTGTCGTTGGCGATATTCAACTTCATGTTCGCCAAGTTGCCAACATCGTTTAATCCTAATTGCGCTAGGAGTTTTTCTGAAAGGTATTTCAGCCAAGTGAAGTCTATATTATCTACCGTGACCGTATCAGGAAGCAGGGATTGAAATGCCTTTGTTGGCTCCTGACCGCCTGCTAGTCCTAGACGAACATCTTCCTCAAATATATCGAAGTGTTCAATCTTTGCTCCCCCGTTGGTATCCAAATCGTATCCCATTGGAGGATTCTTTTTGGCCGTCATGGTCTGATCGACCTTGCGCTCATGCTTCCTAATCGTTGTCTGGATTGACGCTACATCCCCTACTAACGATCTTCCTGACGGCTCCCACGCCACATCGTCTACTGTGTATTGGATTATTGGAATTTCCGGGTCCCAGTCGAAAGAAGTACCGTCGTACATAACTTGGTCGAGTCCTGAAGACGTAATGATGAGCCGAAGGTTAGGGTAGATGCGGCAATCCTCCACCATTGCAGGGCGATAGTAAGGTTGGCCATTCTTCATCCCTCCAAAGATTTCCTGTCCTAGCGCCGGTACTTTATAAAACCAGGACGTTCCCTCGTCCCCCATCTTCATTTCCAAGCCAGTTGTATTTATCCGTATGTCCCTAACGAATGTGTACCTTATCTCTGTGTAGAGGTTTCCAAAACTCCTGCTCTGCGTCTCGCCCACTTGCCCATAACGCCATGTTGCAGCAAAATCCTGCCGCTGCGCCTGAATCAGAGATTTGTAGTTTGAACGTCCTACTGTTTGAAGTTTTCCTTGGAATAGAGGAAACCTTGCACACGCCTCGGCAATAGGCATGTAATCGTAAACCGTTACGGAATAGGCATCTTGAACATCATTAGTCTTTGACGGAACCTGCGTAGGCATTACATCTAGGAGTCCTAGCGCATCAAAGATCATCTCCCGTGGGCCGAAATTATATTGAGAGCCGCGAACCTTTGCCCACAAGTAGCCG